TGTTCATTTTTTCCTGATTTGCTTATATATGGAATATTGATACTTACTCCACGCATGTCACTTGGGTCTATAATTAATCTTTCGTTTTTGCTTGTGCGATAATAAATTTTAAAATTACCTTGAGGTAAATTACCAAAAGTTCCGTCAGCAAAAATTAAACTAATTCTATCATTTGCTCTAGTAAGTACGCTATAAATATTTCTAATACTTTTACTTAAACTATTGTAGACAACATTATTTCCTTCAACAGCATCAACTTTTGTCCAAAGTTCTGATTCAGTTCCTGTTTCGTCTAATTGGTATAACCAAATATCTGAATTGTTAATGTTATTAGCATCAATCCCTACTGTCTGATTTGTACTAGGATTAAGCACAGAAAAATCTCCTGAATCTAATGTGCCTTGTCTAAAGTGGCTAAAAAATCCTGTGTTTGCACTACCAGATCCTCTGCCATCTTCTCTGTATATTATAGAAAAACTGGCTCCTGGTCTTGGCGTAGCTTCAATAATAGCAGAACTTGTTATATCTGTACTAACAAGATCAAAGTTTGTGCTAGAGCCATCTACAGTTGTAGAAAAACTAAACAGAGGTACACCTGTATTGTTACTATTCAATCTATACTGTTCAGTTGGTATGCCGTCAATTATTTCTTTTTTAATAGGTTTGCCTACAACTCCGTTAGTTGGCATAGCTCTATTAAGAACTTTTATAAATTGTTCATACCAGTTTGGGTTAGCCGGATCGTTCCAAATAATTGTTTGATTTTCTAAATCAATATTGTTTGAATCTACAAATGACTCAGATGTTGTAACACTTGCCATTTTCATAATTCCGTTAGCGGCAATATTACGTTTAGGATTGTAACTTAATAATCTTGCTAATCTTAAAACACTTTCTCTACGTTCAGCAAGTTCTAGATAATTTTCTCTAGCATTTAGATCCATTCTAAACGCAAGATTTTGTCCTAAAAATGCTATCAGATCAATTAGTGCAAGATATTCAGAACTTTCAATATAATCGTTAAAATCTTCAGGATAATTTTGCCTGAGATAATTAATCATAGTCCTACGAAGATTTTCAAAATCATAGGATTTGAAGTCAGCGTTTCTATATGTTTGATAGATACGCTTCCAATCTTCTGCTACTAGTAACCTGTTTTGTCTATCTGTAGATGACATAAAAAATTTCCTTTTTAATATTTATCGAACAATGATAAGTGCGTAGTTAATTAGGAGGATAAAAATCCTGCATTTTCATCAAACGTAAATTTCATTGCTTCTGATATGTTGTAAGGCAAATACTCCAATTCTATTTCAATTTGTATACCACTTTCATATTGGTCTACAATTATCTTCTTTACTTTTACCCTTGGGTCTGAACTTACAATTCTTGTAATGTTCTGTGATATTGCATCTTTTAATGCTGGTGTCAAAGGTTCAAATAAAACGTCCCAAATAATAGTTCCAAATGTAGGATCTGATAGTTTTTCGCCTTGCCTAATGTGGAAATGATTTATTATATCTTGTTTAATTAAAGCAATATCGTACAATACAGGATTTGAATTATTAGGATTAACCGTGCTTATACCTCGGTAATACTTGCTACCTATATCATAAGAATCTTTTGCATTACCTTTTACAGTTATATCTTTAAATAATTTTTTTTCTAATGAGCTCATACTGTATTTAACCTATTGTTTTTTGAATGTATCCTTGATTGTTGGTGCTTCTGGTAACACAGTTTCTGCATCTTCTGACACATCTGTTTTATCAATTGTATGCAATGTAGGATCAATACTTTCATGTCCTTGCCAAGGTTCGTGTTCCGGTACTCTTTTAGGCGTTTTAGCATCGTTAGCATCTTGTGCTGAAGTAGGAGCAGTTGGTGGACTTGCACCATACCCTCCCAATTGTTGATAAGCACCTGGATTTGGCCAAGATGCTCCTGCTGCTGTACCATTAACATTACCTGCCTGTACCATAGGTGTGTTAACCATTTGAGATACTAATGCTTTACCTGTGACATCAATGTTATTCATATGTGTATTAGGAGTATCAATATCTAGTTTTCCCGCTGTTGTAATTTTGCCATCTTCGCCAGCTTTGATTTCAATATTCATTGCAGCTGTATCCAAAATATTTTCTCCTGCTTTTCTTTCAATATTAATTCCAGCTGTCTCAAAAATATTTTCTGTAGCATTTAAATTTATGTTTCTGCCAGCTTGTAAATTAATATCTCTATCTGCTTTAAAATTGAAATCATTTTCTGTATGGATACTTACACTGTCTTTTGAATAGATATCAATTTTTCCGTTAGCTGTAAGTTCTATCCAACTGTCACCACTACCATGTGAAATATAAATTAAATCTTCTGAATTATGTAAAAGTATTTGATGTCCTGTTCTAGTACGTAATTTTAAAAAATCATTTGCAGGTAAAGTAGGATCTCCTGATTCTCCTGCTTCTACATCTGCATATGCCGCAGGCCCTTCGCTTGCTTTTGTTTTTCTTACAAAAGCGGCATCACCGTCATCCATAATAAATGTACTACCACCTAGTCTGCTAAATGGCACTTGACTTTGTGCAAATTTTTCACCGTATGCTGCTTTTGGTTTTCCTGGACGTCTATCAAGAGCACCAGGAGTACTCCAACCAAACACCATACTAGGAACTTCCCTTCTTGCACTAGATGTGTTAGTACCTCTTACATGATCCGCTATTAATCCAGCCTTTTTAAGTTGCTCCACTTGATCAGGGCTGTGTGGTTTTATGTATTGTGTAGCATCTTTTCCTGCACCTGTTTCAACTTTTTTATTATATTCGCCTACAGGCAAAGCAGTACCTTTATCAGCATCATTAAATGTAGTAGATGCACCACCTGGAAGCATAAAATTCATATTCTTATCTTGTACACATCCTATCCAATATCCATGGCCATAATTTTCTTCTGCAAAGAATACAATTACCTTGACTCCAACATCGGGTGGAATAGCCCACATACCATAACTTTTTTGTGTAAAGTCATATCCTGCATTTTTAGAAACTCCGCTTCTTGGCGTGACTCCATAAAAAGGACTCACATAAGAACACGGAACAGTGTAACCTGCACTTGTTTCAGAATCTTCATTTCCTGTTTCAGTAATTTTTAAAATTTCAACTTCTAAACGACCCATGAAATCAGAATCTAAATGATTAGTAATTCTACCAACAAAAGGTCCACTGCCTTTCATCCAGTCAGGTGCGACACCTCTTGTAAGTCTATTTGATTTTTTTGGGTCTACTTGTTTCATTTATATTCCTAAGTAACATTTCCTAGTCCAGAACCAGATGCTGGCGGTGGTGCAGATGTAGTAGTACCTCCTGGATTTCCACCGTCTCTTGGTCTAGATGATGGAGTTTCCCCAGAAGATGATTTTTTATCTGTTTTTTCTTCAACTGCTTTGTTTCCTTCTGTAGTTGGCTCTACTTTTGTATCTTCTCCTGGCTGGTTTCTTCTTCTAATCAAACTCATTTGTTGAGTAAACTGTCCATCTGCAAAATTATTTGTACATGTTATTATGTTATATACACCACTAAATGCTCCAACAGGTGAAACTCCTAAATTTGGAAAATCCATATAATTTCCTTGAGAATAATCTAATGGTGTTCTAAAATTTATTTCTATATCAACTTCACTGCTTTGATAATCCATTGTACCATCAGCTGTTAAATTTATTAAGTCGGTCTCTGCAGAATTGTAATTGCCCATTCCGCTGTCAGCTATAAAATAAGGGTCTCCCCATATAGTCATCCTTGCTGTTACTAAATCTACTGTGCTGTTGACAAGTGCATCATTAAAATCTCTTGCAACGCTAGTCCTAATATTGTCCATATCTCTAGCTCCACCGGATTTTCCGCCTGTTCCTGATTGTAACTTTTCTTGCAAAGGAGCATTACCTGATGCAGATAAGTTTCCACTGTCACCATCTTTAACTTCAACTTCTGTTTGGTCACCGTCGCCTGCTACTGAATTTTCTTTATCGTCTTTAGACCCTGCTTTATTTGCGCCACCAAAAGGTGTTATCGCAGTAAAAAATGCCACATCAAAATTGATATTAAATTCTAAAATATCATCATTTTGTCCTGTGTAGATATAATCATACTTTTTACACGCTTGTCTTTTCAAATTAGCAATTCCT